AAGAAAGAACTACAAGCAATGCTTGCATCATATGCCCGTTCAGTGGTTGGTGCTGCATCTGCTCTATATGTATCTGGTGTAACAGATCCAAAAGATCTATGGGCAGCACTTGTTGGTGCTCTTATCCCAGTAGCAGCACGTGCAATTAATCCAAACGATTCTGCATTTGGTCGTTTGCCAACAGCAAAGGTTGTTGATGAAGCACTTAAGGCTGCAAAGGCTAAGAAGAAGTCTGACAAGTAATTAGTTAACTTCAAAAAAGCGGGCTTAGAAATAGGCCCGCTTTATTTATTTATAACATCAAGATATTTATCTTTTAAATTTTCCATAGCAAAGTTTTTAAACCCTATTTCTAATGCCTGTTCTTTTAATTGACTTTTGTTTCTATTATGCATATAGTTGTCAATAGTTTTAGCAAGAATTTTTGGATCAGCATTATAAACATCTATATCTGTTCTTGCTCTAAACTGATCAATCTTTTCAGACTTAACCAGCCATTCTTTAGGCAAAATTGTGTTATTAGGAGAAATGTCCGTCATAAATACTGGAAGTCCACTAACCAATGCCTCATTCATTGGCAAGCATAATCCTGCATATCTTCTTGGTAAAACCATGGCATCATATCCAGAATAAAGGTCTTGCCTATTGTCTGGATTTCCAATAACAATTTTTAACCTAGAATCTCTAGCAACAATATCCAATTCTTGCTGTGTTGTTATTACTAACTCATAGTCTGTTTTGGAATACCTTAGCATATCTACTATACTACGTGTTCCATTACGGTCCCTAGTAGCAGGCTTTCCAGCAACATGGAGCAGTCTTCCATGATTCTTAGACATATTAATTTTTCTTACTTCGTCAAAAACAGAGGTATTTAATGGCGGCGGTAAATGCAATAACTTAGTTCTACCTTCAGTAATTTCGACAACCTTATCATAATTCCACAAACTAGGGGCTAACATAACATCTGGAAAAGGCATTTTTTGATTACGCAAATATTCTAAAAATTCATAGTTGTATTGAAGAATTGTTTTTACTCCCCTGCGCTTTGCAAGTTCAACAAAACTATTGTTGTAAAATGTTTCACAAGTTAAAACAACATCAACACTACGAATAAAAGGCTCAAGATCGCCAGTTCTAGGGAGTCCACGAACATGAAAACACTCATATCCCTTATACCATTCTGGATGTTGTTTATTTTTATTAAAGTTAAGAGAATTAACTAACATTATTCTATGTGGGTTAAGCATAGTAACAAGGTCTCTAGTTTGATTACCAAGCCCAGTATTATCTGATCTAGCAATGATTCCAAGTCTCATTCTTTATATCCCCAAACATCATCATCAGATGTAAACTTTCTAGTACCTTCTCTACCATCCAAATGATAAGATCTTTTTATATTGTTTCCATTGTCTGGATAATATATCCAAAGTTTGTGTCTTTCCCATCCAGAGTTTTTGTATTTATTATAATCATCTTGAACTACCCCATGAAAAATATCTTCAATAAAAAACTTTTCTTTACAAGCAGTCAAAACCTTTTCTTTATAGTAAGTAACACTGGATAAGTGTGGCCTTTGACTCCATTGAATAGTCTTAATAAAGTTGCCATCCTGTTCTAGCATTAAGTGATCATGCTCACTAGGAATTTTTTCTTCAAAGTGAAATCTAATTGTATATGCTCTTTTTGATTCTAGCATTGCAATACATTCATCCCAATTAATATGTCTATTGGGAACTAGTGGTGCATCACCCTCAACATAAAGCATCAACCCAGTTTTAATTTCATGAATTGTTTTCATCATCATAGTTGATTGATGGCTATGCTCATCAAATATAAAAGGCAAAACGTTTTTCCATTCGTGCATACACTTCCATAAAACTCTATTTTTATATTCATCATAGTCTGATTTTCTGTGTAGTTGTTCTTCTCTTAGTCCATCTATCTGCATAATTATTTCATTATCAGGAAAATGAGACCTTATATCATTGACTGCCTGATCAATTATGTGTGTGTCTGGATGGCTTGGAAGCACGGAAGTTACAAGAACTATAGTTATATTGTCTTTATTCATAAACAGACTCCATTATTTTTATTCCAAAGTCTCTTTTATATTTCAGCCACCAGGCCACGAGCCTATGCATATTGGCAGGGTATTCATTCAATAACCCTGGAATAATATTTTCTAAGTCATTCCAGTTATTGGTTTTTGTTATTGGAATATCACCATCATATACATACTTAAAATAATCTTTTTCTATTCCCCTTGAATCAACCAGATCGCCTATTGGAAGGGCTAACATTTCTATTGCCTCAAAAAATCTGAATGTATCTACCACTTGTGCGCCTGCTGGACATGGGGCTATTTTAGTTATAGAAAGGTTCTTATAGTAGTCTTTGGGTGTATCTCCCTGTGCAAAGCCTCCTGTGGGCTTATAAAGGGCATTCTGAAGACTTGGCATGGCTTCTGCCAATTGTTTACGACGCCTATGGGTTATTTGACCACCAAAATAAACATCATATTTTTTGTTAGGATAGCCTGGAAGATTTTGTTTTAAGTGTTGTGGAACACCTATAAAAAATCTATTGTATTTGCTGTGTTTTTGATGAGGGTACTGAACCCATATACTAATATTCGGATGCACTATTCTGTCTACATCAAACATTGCAGATTCATCTCCAGTAATAAATAAAACTAATCTTTTTATATTTGATAGTTGTTTATTTATTTTATCTTCTGCCCCCGCATTTCCCTGTCCAGGAATAACAACAAATGCACGATCTGACTGTGGAATAGTATCAACAACTATCTGATCTATCTTGTGCCTTTCAAAAGTTTCTTTTAATAGTCCATAATCCCATTTGCCATTTGCTGAGTCAAGAGGGTTCGTAGAATAAATATATGCCTTAATTTGGCTCATAGTAAATGTGAACCTCATGTTTATAATCTAAAATGGTTTCTGTATAACCAATATCTTTTACCCATTTTCTTAAATCATATAGATATTGTTTCCAGTACATGATCATAAATTCTGGATGGCCAGATAGCCAAATCTTAGGCTTATGTTCTTTTAGTACCCTCTCTGCTCCATGTAGAACTGCCCATTCACTGCCTTCAACATCAAGAGTGATCGCAGTTGGAACAGGAAGTCCATGATCATAAACACATGAATCAATTGTTACCTGTCCGTATCTATTGCCTTCATTATGTAACTCTTTAAATCCATGTGCAGCATCAATAACTGAGTCTGCTTCTGGTGGAAATGCATCACGATAAATTCTTAATAGTTTATTATTTTTATCAGAAGCAAAGCCAGGAATAGTTGCAATTGGTTTTTCTAAATTATTATGCTCCCAAAGAAGTGGGTAATGTGACCATACTTTTGGATTTGGTTCAAATATTACCGTCTTTGCTCCCCAGATTTGACAAAGAGCAACCATCTCTCCTTCTTCTCCACCAATATAGTAAATAATGTCTCCAGGTCCGAGATTTTCGTGCATTGATCGTAATCTATTTCTTTCCCAACCAGTTTCTGTATACCACTCTGGCCTGTCTGCACGATGTTTTGGAAGAGTAATTTCAAACTCTCCATTGAGTGTTGCTTTTACCATTTCTATCATAGATTAAACTCCTTTAATATTTCTTGCCATCTATTTAAATATGTGTGAGAACTTTTTGTTTTATTATGGCCAAGAATTCTAAACTGTTCTCTTTCTTCGTCATGAGATAAATAATAATCAATCTTAGACTTTAGATCTTCTAAATTTCCATGCTCGTATGTAACCAGTTCATTTGATTCAAACAGGTGTTCTAGTCCCTTAATTGCAGGGTATATTGTAAAGCCACCACGACCAGTGCTTTCAAATAATCTATCACTACTGTAGTATGGATAATTAAATCCTATATTTAAACTATCTCCAACTGCAACTTTTGCTCTAGCATATACTTGATTTAGTTTATCTCCACGAATAGTTCCAGTATCTCCATCTCCACCAACATGAGTAAATCTTTTTCCATATGTTTCTTTTAAATATTCTATTAATTGTGGACGATACGGGTATTCTGGATGATAACCTTTGCTACCAACAAATATAACATCATACTTAAAATTAGATGGGTTATAGTCTGGATGAATGTAGCATTCTTTGTCATATACTCCAGCAGGAACAAAATGTCCTTTTACTTCAGTATTTTCATTAAACCAATCTGCCATTAATTTATCTACTGTAAAAAAATGACCAATTGTTTTATAAAAATTATCCTTTTTTAAATCTTCTTGTCTACGCAAACCAAACCATAAGTCAAGATGGTATGTCATTGTAGGAATTCCAAGTCTCTTTAATTTACTTAAAACTACATCCATCCCCGTATTTCCAGGCGTTTTCCATCCATGAGTATGTACCCAAATAAATAAATCACACCTAGATGCCTCTTTATAAATGTAAGATGCGTCAGCATGTCTCTCCTGTAACTTTATAACAGTATGACCCAAAGACTCCAGCGATCTAGCGTGATGAGTTTCGCTGCTATAGTCAACCTGAAAGTTACCTAGAAAAGCAATTTTAGCCAAGACTACCCCTTTTTATTCATTATACCACTAGAAGATGTATATCTAACATCACCAGTTAGTTTTAAAATTAACTCTCTTAGTCTTTCGCAGTCATCATGCCTATACCAAGTACCGCAAACTATTCTTGCACCATCGTTTTTAACATTAGGACAAGATAGATATTCATCCTTTATTATATTGATAACTTCTTCTACTGTCATTCTACTGCTTTGGCTTTTGCTCTGGTTGGGCTGTACCTGGTCTAGGCTTTCTGTTAATCAAGTTATCTTGAATGCCTTTCCAATACACATAATAGTAGTTAAAGTCAAATGAAAATGTTTTCATGTGTTGTACCATTGCACCAGTATGGGCATACATCTGAATGCCAGCCTTCTTTAAATACCTGCAGAATGCAACATCTTCACTAACAAACTTGGCTCCAGGATTTTGTTTTTCCCCAAACACTGAGTGCCCTTCTGCCTGCTCTTTAACTTTTGCAATGACAGACTTATGCATTAAGATTAATCCAAAACCAGAAATGTCAACAGGTATCACCTGATTTTGTGGTAGCGGATGAATTGGCTGTGTTAAAAATTCATCGCCAGTTTCTTTATAGAGGGCGGGTAAAGGCTCCATAAGTGTTTGCTCGTTTTCATTACTAACAAAATATGTTCCACTTACAACTGGCTTGCTGATCTTATCTGCAGTATCCCAAATCATTTTTACAACTTGCGGGGTAGGAATAATATCTGAATCAACCCATAACAACCAA